TACAGCGCAGCAGCTCAAGGTGCGGTAACACAGTTGACCAGCAAGTCCACAGGCGTGACGTTGAATGCCAGCGCTGGCCGCATCACAATGAACAACGCGGCTTTGGCAGGAGCCACCGCTGTATCGTTCATTTTGACCAACAGCTTGATTTCCATCAATGACACAATCATTGTTTGTATTTCTAGTAACACTACTGGTACCACTGCTGGGGCTTACACCACTTACGTTTCGTATTTGGCTGCTGGCTCTGCCTTGATCACGTTGCGAAACTTGACTGCATCAACTTCATACTCTGAAGCTGTCATTATTAACTTCGCCATTATCCACGGCGCAGTTTAACCAAATGGGGGCTAATCACCCCCATTATTAAATTATGAACGTCACACTCGTACACCCCATCCACGGCGCCAAAGTTGCAACAATGGAACTTGAGGCAGAAATGGATGAACAAAACGGCTGGACTCGTTATAATCCAGACACGACTTCTGAGCCTGAAGAAGCGGCTCCTGTGAACGTGCTGGAAGTTAAACGCCGTAGAAAAACCACCGCTGAGGTTTAAACATGACAACGTACACCGCTGGCCAACAAATCGAACGCGCTCTCAGGCTTCTCGGTGTGCTTGCTGAAGGTGAGACGCCCTCTGCGGCCACGTCTCAAGACGCCTTGATGGCGCTTAACCAGATGATTGACTCGTGGAATACTGAGCGCCTAGCTGTTTTTTCCACACAAGATCAAGTTTTCACATGGCCTGCAAGTCTTATTAGCCGCACGCTTGGCCCATCGGGCGACTTTGTGGGCAATCGCCCAATCTTGCTTGACGATGCTACTTATTTCAAAGCGCCAAATGGCGTGTCATATGGCATCAAATTTATCAATCAACAGCAGTACGATGGTATTGCTGTTAAGACCGTAACGTCTACATACCCGCAAGTCATGTTCATTAACATGACGTTTCCTGATATTGAGATGTTTGTTTATCCACGCCCAACGCAAGACTTGGAGTGGCATTTTATTTCGGTTGAAGAACTAAACAATCCCGCAACCTTGTCTACGGTGCTGTACTACCCACCAGGCTATCTGCGCGCGTTTACATACAACTTGGCTATGGAGTTTGCCCCTGAGTTTGGTGTTGAACCAAGCCCACAAGTGCAACGTATTGCCATGACTTCTAAGCGTGACTTGAAGCGCATCAACAACCCAGATGACGTTATGGCATTACCATACTCATTGGTGGCCAACCGCCAGCGTTTCAACATCTATGCTGGTAACTACTAATGAAGACGCCGATTCTAGGCTCTACCTATGTGACCCGCAGTGTGAACGCGGCGGATGCGCGTATGGTAAATTTGTTTCCAGAAATTGTCCCCGAAGCCGGTAAAGAGCCTGCGTTCCTAAACCGCGCGCCAGGTTTAAATTTGTTATCAACAGTTGGCAGCGGCCCGATTCGTGGTCTTTGGGCTTTTTCCTCAGATGACGGTGTTGGTTTTGTTGTCTCTGGCACACAGCTTTACAAGATCAACAACGCTTATGTTCCTACGTTAATCGGCTCTGTAAGCGGCACTGGCCCCGTCAGCATGTCTGACAACGGTACGCAATTGTTTATTGCTTGCAATGGCCCAAGCTACATTTACAACAACACGACTGGCGGCTTTGGTCAGATTACCGATCCAGACTTCCCCGGCGCCGTGACTGTTTGCTATCTAGACGGCTATTTTGTTTTTAACCAACCAAACAGCCAGTTGATGTGGGTGACACAACTGCTAGATGGCACATCTATTGACCCACTTGATTTTGCCAGCACTGAAGGCTCGCCTGACGGCCTAATTGCCGTAGTGTCCAACTTTCGCGAAGTGTGGGCATTTGGTACAAACTCAATTGAGGTTTGGTATGATTCTGGCGCTACAGACTATCCTTTGCAACGCATCCAAGGCGCGTTCAATGAGCTTGGCTGCGCCGCCCCCTACTCTATTGCCAAAATGGACAACGGCCTGTTTTGGCTTGGCCGTGACCGCCGTGGCCAAGGTATTGTCTACCGTGCAAATGGTTATTCAGGCATACGAATCTCAACCCATGCTGTTGAGTGGCAGATTCAGCAATACGCTGACATGTCGGATGCTATTGCCTACACATATCAACAAGATGGCCACAGCTTTTACGTTTTAATTTTTCCTAGCGCTAACACCACTTGGGTTTATGACGCGGCCACGCAAGCCTGGCATGAGCGTGCAGGGTTTGTTGACGGATACTTTACACGTCACCGTAGTAACTGCCAAATGGCGTTTAACAACAAAATTGTTGTGGGCGACTTTGAAAATGGGAACATTTACTCGTTTGACCTAAATGACTTTAGCGACAACGGTAACATTCAAAAATGGTTGCGTTCTTGGCGCGCGCTGCCTACCGGCACTAACAATTTGCACCGCACAGCCCAACACATGATGCAACTCGATTGCGAGTCTGGTGTTGGGTTAGTTGGAATACCTAGCACTGATGTGTTTTACATAACAACCGAAAACGATCAAAAATTGTTGACGGAAAATGGCGATTTTTTAATTACTGATTTTGTAGCAACTCAAGGCGCCGACCCTCAAGTTATGTTGCGCTTCTCCGATGACGGCGGCCACACATGGTCAAACGAACATTGGGCATCTATGGGCAAGATTGGCCAATATTACAAGCGCGTAATTTGGCGGCGTCTTGGCATGACTACTAAGTTGCGTGACCGAGTTTATGAAATATCTGGCACTGACCCTGTGAAAATTGCAATCATGGGCGCAGAACTTATTCTGAGTCCAACCAATGCCTAGTCCTAACGCCAATCCAACGCCAATAACGCCACCGCGAGTGCCGCTAATTGACCCGCGCACGGGTTTTATTGACCGTGCGTGGTATTTGTTTTTCTTGTCGTTGGTAAATATTGCAACTTCTGTTGTTGATAATGCAGATGTTGGCCCAAGTCCAGAAGCCTTAATTGCTTCTTATGATGCGGCTTTGCAAGCATTGGCGCAGAATGTTAATACTCAGCCCGCGCCGATTGATTTAAGTGTTGAGTTAACTAAACAAATTGAAGCTGCCGGATTGGTTAATCAATCATCTGCATTGCTGTCTCAAATTGCTGAGATGCAAAAGCAAATTGAAGCGCTTAATTTGTTGCCTCCACCATCACAAGGCACCATAACCGCTGTAACAGCCACAGCGCCCGTAGTATCGTCTGGCGGCACTGCGCCTAACATTAGTATGCCTGCGGCCAACACAACAACTGACGGCTACCTTACATCAACTGACTGGAACACATTTAATAGCAAAGCGCCAGCCACTAGCGGCACGTCTATTTTGTACGGCAACGGTACTGGCGGCTTTAGTAATGTCACAATAGGATCAGGTGTTAGCTTTGTTACTGGCACATTGTCAGCAACTGGATCGGGCGGCACAGTTACTTCGGTAACTGGCACCGCGCCTGTCGTGTCTAGTGGTGGTACAACACCGGCTATCTCAATGGCTGCGGCTAACGGCACAACCAACGGCTATTTAACCTCAACCGATTGGACAACATTTAACAATAAAGGTTCTGGTACAGTCACCGCTGTTTCTGTTGCGTCAAGCAATGGATTTGCAGGTACATCAAGTGGCGGCGCGGCCCCCGCGTTAACCCTAACTACTAGCATTACTGGTTTGCTTAAAGGTAACGGTACGGCAATTTCTGCCGCTGTGGCCAACACAGACTATGTACCGCTATCTACAGTTTTAACTAAAACTGCTGACTATACAATTACAGGAACTGACACTTGGATTATTAACAATAAAACTGGCTCGGCCTTGACGTTAACATTTCCTGCGGCGTCATCTTGGACTGGCCGGTCAATTACAGTTAAAAATATGCAAGCTCAATTAGTTAATTCAGCAACATCTAACATCGTGCCTATTGACAGCACGACTGCTGGCACAGCAATTCTCTTGGCAGTTGTAGGAAATTGGGCGACAATGGTGTCTGACGGCACAAATTGGGTCATCATGCAACAAGCCGCTAACAACAACCTGCTCTTGGAGTAAAACATGACTGTTACAGTTAAAGTCCTAGTACCGGCAAAATACGCCGAAAACGCCCAAACAACCCAGTACACAGCGACTGGCGTTACGGCTATTATTGACAAGTTCACCGCAACCAACATCA